TGCACAATATGATATTGATCGGCTACAGAAAATGCTAGATGATGAACTAGTTAGACGCTCGAAAGCTCTTAATGAACCTCTAGAGTCTACTCTCGTAAGCCAAGGTTCTAGTTGCACAGTATTCGTGCCAATGGAAATATGGAAAACCGACCACGGTACTACCTTAGTGTCACCTGTAGTGTAGATCTAACCCGACGAAAATTTAAACAAAAAAAATTATGCAAGAGTACGTAGTAAAAGTAAAAGACAACGGTAATATAGAATGGCGTCAAAATGGTAATCTTCATCGGTTAGATGGTCCTGCTATTGAATACGCTAATGGATATAAGGCTTGGTATCAAAATGGTAAGCTTCATCGGTTAGATGGTCCTGCATGCGAATATGCTGATGGATTTAAGGTTTGGTATCAAAATGGAGAGCTTCATCGGTTAGACGGACCTGCTATTGAACGTTCTAATGGCGATAAGGAATGGTTTATTGAAGGTAAAGAACTTACTGAAGAAGAATTTAACAATAGAAATAACAAAGTCGAAGTAACTCTTGAGGACATTGCTAAAGCTATGAACATCGACATTGATAAGCTTCGCATTAAGGAACACTGATATAATAAGATTATGAAAGATAAACGCAAACGTTTTATGGTGGTCGATAACTTAAATGGTAATGTCCTTGCATCCTGTTTAGCTATCGATGAGAAAGAAGCTAGAATTAAGCTTAATTACTTTATCACCACATACCCGAGTTACGATTTAGTCTCTGAAAATATTTAATGCCGATGAAAATACTTAAATTTAAAATTGAAGGAGAGATTTATGATCAAGAACTGCCTGATGACATCGCTGAAATGCATATGAAGGATGGTACTTTAAATGATCTTATAATGCAAAATCCTGACCGATTAAAGGGATATATTGAATCTGTTGATCTTTCGCTGAAAAACTCTCCTAACAAAATTGCTGATAATATTATTCATGTCGGTGTTGGTGAAAATGGTAAATTACAAATAAAATGAAAATGTCAATTATTACAATTATAAGTATCCTCGCGTTAAACACTGGGTGCAACGAAAGAAATGGTGAAAATTTTATTGGAAATAAAAAACCTCAAACAGTGCCGATAGGTGTGTACATTAATCACCAAAAACAGTGGGGAGACCTTATTACTCATGGTTTTTTAGACGATGTCAAAGAGGCTGAAAACGGTGTTAAAACCGGATTGTGCAAAAGGACTAATAGGTGGTACTCGTATAATTCACCAGAAGGAGGTACACAAACTATTGGTTATGGCCACAAATTGACGCGGGAAGAAGCTAATTCTGGTAAATTTAGAAAAGGCTTATCAAAAAACCAAGCTGAACAACTTCTATTATCAGATCTCAATTTGGCTATAAGTAGACTAAAAATGCCAAACTCAAGATGGAATAGACTATCTTGGAAGCAGAAATGGCTTTTATTGGATTACCAATTTAATGTTGGAAGTGTTGAGCATAAGTTTCCTAAGTTCACCCATGGAGTGCTGACGGAAAATAAATCGATACTGTTAAAAGAATATCTTCGTACATACAAAAAGGAAAATGGTAAACGGTATTACTTAGGTGATCGTAACAACCGCACATTAAATTTCATAAATGATAATTTTTAGTATGTACAATTTAGCAAATCTATAGTATAATAATACCATGAAAGTCAAAAAGAGAAAATACCTTCGTTCTGGAAGGCTTGCAGCTCCAGATTTTAAATTTACTGGAGAAGAACCAGAATGGAAAAACAGTAAAAATTTGGATACAACCTTTAACAAGGCGCTCAACTTCTACAACTATTATCTAGATCGGGATGACTATATTCATATCATTTGTGAATATATGAAATCTCAAGGTTATAACAAAGATGAAATTAAATTGATTGAAAGTGTGCCTAAGTCTAATAGCGATGTTGCCATAACAGGTAAAATTTGTAGATGCTTTAACGTTGGAATGCCTGCTGAATTTAGAGATTATTCAACCTATGTGAAAAATAATATTTCTTCTATTATGTCTGATGCAAAGGAACATACGTATCAAAAGAAATACGATACTACACAAAAGGTTAAACCCAATGTTCATAGAATCATGCGAGAAAAAGTTCGTAAAGGAGTTTTATTTGAAATTGAATCGGTCTTTGACGAATGGTGTGCCAATCCAAAAGTAAAGATTAAAAAGATATCCATTTCTTCAATTCTACGAGCTGAAAACGTACCAGTCTCTTTTATTGGCCCCGTTGCAGATCTAATTAAAGCACAAAAGGAAGAGTTTGATTTAGCATATAACAAAGAATGTGATCAGTGCGTTGAAGGATATTCATACCTCACAAAGGTTCAACTTAGAAAAAGAATTGAGGTGTGTGATGATATGCTGAACGAGCTTGTTCTTTACAAATCTGCTAAAAAGGCCACTCGTAAACCTCGGATTAAAAAACCTAAATCCGCGGAGAAGCAGGTTTCGAGAATAAAGTACCTACCTGAATCTAAAGAATATTCAGTGTGCTCGTGTGATCCTGTTAGGGTTATTGGGTCTGAAACGTTGATCATATTCAATACTAAATATAGAAGAATGACAATGTTTAAATCACAGGGAAGGAATGGACTAACTGTTAAGGGCACAACAATTCAAGATTTTGACGAAAAATCTTCTTATTCTTTAACACTAAGAAAGCCACAGATTAGCAAACTACTTCCTATTCTAGTAAGTAAAACAGAAAAACAAATTGAAAAGGAAATAAACCTTATTAAAACCAAGCGCAAGCCAGCAAAAGGCAGGTGCAATAAAGACACCGTACTATTAAGAACAATATGAGTAAAGATAAAAAAATTGTAATTACACCCGCGATAACGAAAGAGCAGTTAAGACTCGAAGTTGAAAGACTTGTTCACCATGATGGTATGAGTTATACAGAATCTATTATTGAAATTTGTGAAAGAAGACAAATTGATCCAGAAGATATGGCTAAACTCGTAAAGCGCGGACCTCTTAAAAATAAACTAGAGGTCGAGGCAATGGATAGAAACATCATAAAAAGAACAACAACAAAACTATATTAATGTCTAAAAAACTACAATCTTGGTGGAAAAACATAAACATGTCAGCATACATGTTCGCGTTTATATGGGCAACAGGACCTCTTATCTTTTGGCTCCTTGTCTTTCACATTTTTTCAAAAATAATATAAAGATGATAAGAATTATTATATGAGCGGCTATCGTACATACCAAATCTACCAATCTCTTAAATTACACTTTACGACTGATTACAATGCAGTAAAGTATAATTTCAAAACGGGCACAAAACAAGCAACGTTTGAAAAAAGAAGAGATAGATACTTCTTTGAAAAGCTTTCTCGGAAGTTTAATGCCGAAACATTAATCGATTATTTTACTGCAAATCTTATTGAAAACCCAAATGTCTGGATCGGTGATGTAAACGATAAAGTCTATAACGATTATGTTGCACGGCAAGATAAATTAACCTATATGATGAATCAGGATATGAAAACAATGTCCAACAAAGGATACTCCTTTAATGAACTATGTACAACCTCTGATGACTTATCTTCTAATCCTCTTTTAGAGGCATTAAGAGGTGGCGAGATTAGCACTGAATCTGTCGTTATGGTTGATATACTCGTAAACTTTCTATCGTCTCTAAAGAAGAATCTAAGCGATCCTCTAGGTATAAATACCGATACTATTAACTTATTACAAAAATATAAGCTAATAATGTTGCGTCGACCACTGCCACAAAATAAAATAAAGGAAAAGCTACTCTTATCTTTTACCACTTAAACTTTGGTAAATAAAAACAATTTAAGTATGTACAAAGAGTAAAATCTATGGTATAATACTTAAGAAACAACAAACAACACACACTGTAATACACTGCAATACGAACAAATAAAAAAATTATGTCATTCGAACAACTAAAACAAAATCGGGATAACGCTATTAGTAAATTGGTAGCCGCATCAACATCAAACAATGAAAAGAAATCATACGGCGACGACCGTGTTTGGAAACCTACTGTCGACAAGGCTGGAAACGGTTATGCCGTAATCCGCTTTTTACCAGCAGGTGGAGGTGAAGATCTTCCATGGGTACGTTATTGGGATCATGGCTTTAAGGGTTCAACTGGGCGCTGGTATATCGAGCGTTCTTTGACTTCTATTGGTCAAAATGATCCTGTTTCTGAACTTAACTCACAGCTATGGAATACTGGTCGTGATGAAGATAAGGAAACCGCCCGTCAACGTAAGCGTAGACTACACCACGTTTCAAACATCCTTGTTATTTCAGATTCTGCTAATCCAGAAAATGAAGGCAAAGTCTTCCTTTATGAATATGGTAAAAAAATCATGGATAAGATCATGGATGTTATGCAGCCACAGTTTGCTGATGAAACACCAATCAACCCATTTGATTTTTGGAATGGAGCAAACTTTAAACTTAAAATTCGCAATGTTGAAGGATATCGCAATTACGATAAGTCAGAGTTTGATGCATCTACAAAACTATACGATGGTGATGAAACTCGACTAGAGGAAATCTACAATAACCTATACAAATTGGATGAATTTACCGATCCAGAATACTATAAGTCTTATGCTGAACTTCAAAAGAAACTCTATGAAGTTATTGGCGAAGCTGATGTAGCAAATACATTTTCACCTGTTCAAACAGTGGAGATGAATACAACTAAAGAACCGATTGTTGATGCACCTGCACCACAAACAGTTACAGAACCTGTATCATCCACATCAGATGGAGACACGGGAGATGAAGACTCTTTAAGTTATTTCGCACGTCTCGCAAATAGCTAATATACAAATAAACAACCAACAATTATTGGTTATACATAATCAAAGAGGTAGCCTTAATTGGCTACCTCTTTTTTGTCTAAGATCTCACGTCCGCGCGACCGTCTTTTTTGTTGGCCTATACTCATGTTTTTTCTAGCTTCTTCAGTGTGGACTGTACCTTTAAGCATTTCACCAATCTTCCTATTACGCGCTTCTAGATCTTTTGGCTTACACTTATCACCGATCTTTAAGCCTTTATTCCAAGGAGCTTTACCCATACGAGATGCGCTCATCTTCTTCTTACTCTCTTCAGAGTGTTTCTTGCCTGTCCAATTATTATTAACCTTCTTACCTTTATTCCACGGAACAAAGCCTTTCTTTGCTTCACGCATCTTCTTTCTACTCTCTTCGGAATGGTATGCTACCTTTATATCCTTACCAGACATCGATTGAACTGCGATTCTGTCTTCGCTTCTGCCATGTAACTTCCACAATAACCAGTGGGCAATGATATGCTCACGGTGTGTTA